GCTTGGAGACAGCTTGACGCTCAATATTGGGGAGTCCCCCAAAGAAGAAAGCGTATCGCTCTTGTCGCAGATTTTGGAGGTCAACGTGCCGCAGAAATACTATTTGAGCGCACGGGCGTGTCAAGGAATCCTGACCCGTGCGTCAAGGCGTGGAAAGCCACTCCCAGACATTCTCAGGCAAGCCCTTATGGACGTGATAGGGGGGACAATTCCTACACTCTGAAAATCCGTAGTGGATGTGCCGGTGATGGTAAAGGTGCGCTGGTACAAACCGAAAAAAGTGCAACGCTTTCTACACTGCAAGACCAGACGTTGTTTCAACCGATTCCTGTGCTGAACGACCAGGGCGGAAGCGTGATGGATGTGAGCTACGATGTGACGGGCACTTTGAGGGCGCAAGAACACGGACACCAGCCGATAGTTTTTGATGCTCGTGGCAACGGTGACGGAAAAATCGTGCCAACAATTACAGGAGACCACGAAAACAGAATCACAGACTACACGGCTATCGCAATCGAACGCAAGACCTTCAACGAACAGTCTTTCAGCCACTACAAGGAAAGTGACAAATGCTCAACCTTGAAAGCGAAAGCAGGGAACATCGGCAATGGAAGCGAGTGTCTGATCGCAGAGAAACATGATTCATCGAAAGCGGATGGCGTTCAGACGAAACCGTTCTGTGCTGGCTTTTCTTACAAAATTGGAGCAAAAGCAATGGGAATCGGATATGAAATAGAAAAAGCTGGAACGTTATCCGCAGAAAGACATGATTCTGCCGTGTTGGAGAAAACCATCCGTTGGATTGTTCGCCGTCTGACCCCTGTTGAGTGTGAACGCTTGCAAGGCTACCCGGACGGATACACCGATATTGGTGATTGGATAGACAGTAAGGGAAAGAAGCACAAATACGCTGACAGCCCACGGTACAAGGCTCTGGGCAACTCAATCGCTTTGCCACAATGGTTTTGGCTGGCGCAAAGGATGCGCCCTTACCTGAAAGAAAAGCCTACGCTGGGTAGCCTATTCGATGGTCTGGGCGGTTTCCCTCTGGTCTGGCAAAGAGCATACGGCGAGGGCACTGCACGTTGGGCAAGCGAAATCGAAGAGTTCCCGATGGCTGTAACAAAAAGGAGATTTGGCGAAGAATGATTACCTGTTGTCTCAACTGCACATCACGCCACCAAGCTTGCCACGACACCTGCGAGAAGTATAAAGCGGAGAAGAAAGACCTTGAAGAGCGCAAGGCGTTCGTGCATGAGCTAAACTATAGCCAGAGCGTGTACCACCGCGATTATGAGGACAAGCACCGGGAACGTGGCAAGAAGCGGTTTCTCGGAAGTGAATTTAGAGGTGAACGAGGATGAGAAACCCATCAAAGAAAACGATGAAGCACATCGCTTCTGTTTTGAACAGCCATTGCAGATTTGATTCAAATAAACAGATTTTGGTTCCGTTTGAAAGTAGCCCGCTTTCTTGCATTTGGTATGGGTTCAAACCACATAGCGGTAAGAAAATGGTCGGCTATATCCTGAAAGACGGTTACAAGTATCCGTGCGAAAAATCTATTATCCGAAACGGATTGATGGTGGAAATCAAATACCCGGAACAGATTTTTGCTCCCAGAGCATCATCCCTTGAGCTAGCAAAACAGATGACAGAAAGAATGATTAAGAGAGGAATGCTTTATGTTTACCCATACACATGGAGAAGAAAACGATGGACGGGTTGATTTATGAACACCGGCAAGCAGTTTGAAGCAGACTTCAAGGCATCTGTCCCGTCCGATGCGTGGTGTTACCGCCTGAAAGACAGTGCTTCCACCTACTACGGCGGCAACGAGAACCTGTCCTTTTCCATCGACAACATCTGCGACTTCCTTGTGTACCGTCACCCGATGAACCACCTGTTTGAGCTGAAAACCATCGAAACGCCCTCCATCCCTTTGGAAAAGGTGTTCGGCAAGTACGACAAGGCAAAGCGCAAGTACCGCAAGGAAAAGCACATCACAGACATGGTGGATGCGATGGGGTATAGCGGCCAGACCGCCCATGTGATAGTCAATTACAGGGCGG